CAATTAATTCAAACATTTCTACAAATGATGTTTCATTATCATGAATTGTTAATAGACATATAAGAGGAATAATATGTTTTAGAATATCCATATAGTTTATTTGTTTTTCTTGTTTTTCTTGTTTTTCATCTTCATTACTTGTTTCTGATGATGTATCTATGTCTTCATTATCAACTTTTGTTTTTTCAATACCCTTTTTAATTTTGTCTTCTTCCTCATCTTCTTCCAAAAGCTTATCTATTAATTCTTTTTGTTTTTCTGTAGGTTTTGTATTGCTAAACATAGCATTAAATATTTGTTGTTCTTCTTTTGTAAGTAATATTTCCTTAAAACGAAGACGATTTAGGAAATGATTAAGTGCATTTTCAGTATTAGACGAATATAATTCATATACATTTTCACATAAAGCAGTAATTTTAGAAACATCATTTCCGAAAGAAGGCATCCAATGATCACCATTTAAATTTATAAGTCGTTCCTGTAGAATGAATTTTGTAGCTTCTCTTGGGTGAATATCTGGTTTTATTAATGAGGCGTAATTAATTACAGAAGTTTCAATTACTCTATGGATATTTAAATCTACCACAAAACCACAATTTTTATTTTTCCCTTCTGTCATACAACGAAACATCATCTGATAAATCATATCAAACCCCATGCTATTATTTAGTAATAATACAATATCACAATTATCAATTGATACTCCAAGACTACATTGTTTTCCACTTAATACTAAAACACCTTTTTTTCCACTATTTCTTGCCTTAATACGAACATCTTCTATACTTTGTTTAGGGTTATTAGTTGTTTTACTATTTATACAAATTATTTCAAAGTCTGGAATAACATTATTTCTTTCCAAAAGTTTTATTGTTGCTCTTGAAATTTTATCAATATTATTTTGAGGTAAGAATGCCATAATAATCATGGGTTCATTATTAAAATCCCCTTCTCCAATAAATCTTGAATCTATTGTTGGGTCTTTGCATATTTTTTCAATCCTTTTCATAAATACGATATCATCTGGATAATCATTATCAGGAATACCAAATGTATCCCTTTTTCCAAAAATCCTATACCATAATTTTAAATTTTCTCTTTCATTTTGAAATTCATCTTTTATTATTTTTTTATATCTATGTGTTTCATTGTCATTTTTAATTGATTGTTTAAGAACGAAACAAGCATCCAGAGACCATCCATAATCATTATTTCGTGTATTATTTATTATTTCAGTTACAATATCTTGATTAATTTCATCAGTTAATAACCACAATTCTGGATATTTTGAATATTCACTAATTATACTATCCTGAGAATATTTTGAAACTACATCTTGAACACAATCTCCATGTTTTTCTAATAATCTAATAATGCTACCTTCATCTATAATATTTTTACAAAGTTTTATATCTTCCAAATCCCATAAAATCCAACAATCCTTAGGGATATTATAATCATTTATGGGTTTAGAATACGTTGCTGTAATTTGAATTGTAAATGATAATTTTCCGTAAAATTCTAATGTTTTCTTTGCTAATTCTGTTGTTCCTCCATTATGACTTTCATCAATGAACCTCATATCAAAAGACATTTTCTTTAACCAAGCAATACTTTTTGTTCTTTCTTCACTGTGTTTATTTTTACTATGAACTTTATCTATTTTAGTCTGTAAGAATTGTTTAGAACAGATAATAATATTTTTATTAGTTAAAACAGGTGTTTTATTTTTACCATTTAATACTATAATATTAAAATCTATTAATTGAATACAATCAAATACCTTTCTTTGCTGTTCTATTGTTTCATTTGGTGCTGTTGTAATTACCAAATAATTACATTCATCTTTATCTTTACTATCTTCAATGATACAACCTCCGATAATATAACTTTTTCCACTTCTTTGGATATGACCCCATAAAATTCTTTTCTTTTTATTATTCTTCATCCTAAGTGTCTTAAAGACACTTAGATGTTGATGCATTTTTAAACATAATGAAGTTTTAATTGATTTAATAAAACTATCAATAGATACATAAGACATTTTAAATTGATTATATGCTTGATTTAAATCATCCCAATCAATAATAATTGTATCTTCCTTATCTAATAATAATTTTAATTGTTTATTCGTTCTTTCTATATTTTTTTTCATATTTTTAAAATCAATTATACTTCTAACACAGATACATAACGACATGGTATACCCATCTACTTCATACTGTTGAAAATTAGTTAATATTTTATCAATATCTAACTTTCCTACATGGGTTTTATTTAAATTTTTTGATGTTGTAAGTAATATTTTTTTTTCATTCTCTTTAAGAATGCCTGTTAGGTCTGACGAATCACCTTTATCTTTAAGATTAATAAGGTTATTTTCTTCATTATAAAATACATCTTTATATGTGGTATGTTTTGTTATAGTTTTTTTATTGAAATTACCTTTACATATATCATATTGTTTTATTTTATCTATTAATCCAAGCCCAGCGAATAATCTTAATAGTGATTCTTGTTTATCTTTACCAACCCATGGTTCTTCTAACCAAGTTATAATAGTATTTTTTTCGTATGATTTAAGAAACTCATAAAGATCTTTAAATGTATAAATGTTGTTGTGTGTTTCAGAACAATCAGGACTGGTAGAAATGCACTTAGACTCTTCCGTATCAAAATCTCTATATTCCATATTATCACTCATATTTTCATTAATGCAAACACTTCCATTATGATAGTGAATATAGTCGATCAAAACCTGTTTTTTATCCCTAGATTTATATTTAATATTCAAATTATCACAAATATTCTTCAACTCTTTAATCTTATATTTTTTCAAATTATCATAATCTACTTTTTCTTCTGGTTTTTCGATTTTAACAACCTTGGAATTTTTTAAAATATTAATATTTTTAGAGGTAGTCGTAGATAAGACACAGCCAGGTTCAACGAGATCACATAAGTATTCAACTTTTTGCTCAGACATTCTTTAATAACCAATTTGCGTGTATTTATCTTTATAAGTTTTGTGTATAGTATATATGATTAACTAGTTCAATTTTATATTCATATTTCTGCATAATTTACAAATATTTAGAATATTAGAAAAAAAAATTGAATAAATTAAAAAAGAAATATACAAACTAAAACAAAGTAAATTTGTAATCTTTTAATTACAACCGGAAATGGCTGAACAAAATATCAATTTTAAGAAAACATTTTTAGTTGTTGGTTCCGCTGGTGTTGGCAAAACTTCATTTATCGATAGGGTTTCAGGAAAAATCTTCGATAAAAAATATATTCCAACTATCGGAATTCAAAAAAGTAGTCCTATTCGTTTCGGACTACATGAATTTAATTTCATTGAAAAATCCGGTCAAGAATTATATGGAGAAATGCCAGTTTGTGATAATCTCGATGGTGCTATTGTGATGTTCGATATACACTCTAAAATTTCTTATAAAGAAATACCATATTTTATTCGAAAAATAACAAGTAAATATGGAAAAATTCCAATAGTAGTTTGTGGAAATAAATTGGACCAAACCGCGACTCCACGGAAAGTTGCAAAAAAGGACCAATATTATTTTGAAATTTCTTCAAAATCTTCGAAAAATTACGATAAAATCTTTGAAAAACTAGTAAAAAATAAATAAAATCTTTAGTAATCATACAATATTTTTTTATATGTAAATCTCCGCACATTTACCCTTTGGTATTATCATACTATCTAATCTTATCTTTATAGTTTTTAGTAATGTATCTATTCTCGATACAAACATGTAGTCTGATACGTATGTTTTTTTAAGAACATTTATGCCTTCCATAGAATCTTGAATAGCTTTAATAATTGTCATACCCATTTCTCTAATAAATGGTTCATCACTTTGCAAATATGAAATTGAAGTCCCAAAAGCCGAAGATATAGCAGATTTACAAAATTCTAGAGTGACTTCCTTAGATTCTCCTCTCGCAATGAAAGTTCTATATAACATAGTATATATCGAGTCCTCCATTAAGGTTAGAGATTTTATATCGATTTTGTAACCATTTTTAAATTTGGATATAAAAGTTAGTTTACTTACGATATCTTGATATGCATTATCATTTCCATTCGTTACAAAATCAGAAACAACTGTGTTTCTGCAATCGTTATTTGCCATATGATGTGTTTCCTATCACTAGTGTATTTTACGTTATTATAGCTCTATATTCTATACTCTATATTTTATACTTTATAAAGCTTTATACTTAATTAAAAAAGGATCTTCGGTAATTATTACATCCATATTTTTAATGTCTAGTGTAATGCCTAGAATGATGTTACTTGGGATTCCGATTTAGAATATTGAGGATTCTGACATTCACTACACTGACTTACAGAATACTTATATGCTATCCCCATGACTACGAGCATGATGATAAATAGTGTTAATGGTTTAATTTGATATCCGAGAAATTCCATATTTATAAAACTGACTTTTATATAATGAATGATCCTATATAAAATAATCCATATAGTTGAAAGTTGTTTATAATCTATTTAATATTTCAATTATGTAAATCTTTGGATACCAAATTAAAACCCGTATTCATTTTATTTACCACAGAATTGAAATCACTTTGTACAAATCTGGATTTGTAACAGAACCTATCAAAACTTGTACTCGGTGGTTCATATTTCCTTTTTAGCTTCCCCGGTAATTCATTTGTTGGGAATTTTTTCTTGGGATTTTCTTTTGGTTTTGACAGAATATTTGGAACTGTAGTTGGATAAATTATTGGATATGTTTCTTTTGGTTTTGACAAAATATTTGGAACTATAGTTGGATAAATTATTGGATAAGTTTCTTTTGGTTTTGACAAAATATTTGGAACTGTAGTTGGATAAGTTTCTTCCGCAATATTTGCTTCTTCCATTAAATTTGTATCACATTGACATTCGATATTTTTATCCATACATATCCAACATATCATCAATCCATATAATCCTCTTAATTGTTTAAATTTGACAATCTTAGAAGATTCTCTCTGAGTCTTAAGAGCATGACAATTTGCACAAAGGGCCAATAAATTATCTGGACTATCATCACCATTAACGCAGTGTGGAATTATATGATCAACTTGGTATGCCGAAGACAGTAATTCACCACATTCGCCACAATGCCATTTTTGACTTGCTGCTACTATCTTCTTCTGTTTTTCTGTCAAACGTCTTATTTTTGATCTTCCAAATTCCATATTGTTTCGTATACAAATTATAATAGTGTATTTAAATAAACAAATTGTATATAAACTTCATATACAATATAATCATCTCGTATGACATCTCTCTATAATTATAAAAAAATTTCAAGTTCAAGTTCAAGTCCATGTTCGTGTTCTTGTTCGTATTGTAAACCTCCTAAATTAATTGCTTGGGAGATTCACGAAGAAGCTGCTGCTAGGATAATTCATGAAAGAGAAATAGCTAGAAGAAATGCTTCTAGGGTATTTAATAAATACGAAGTGTCATGCGCTGAGTCTGACAACGAGTCTGACAATGAGTCTGACAATGAGTCTGACAATGAGTCTGACAACGAGTCTGACAATGAGTCCGATACCGAGTCCGAAGACATTTTGGCTGCACCGAAAGGGCCATATGGAGAACCGTATAAGAAGCAGAGAAATTAGTATATTGAAGTTATATACAACTAATATAATAAGACTTTACTGTAAAAATGGAAAAGAATGTTATTTTACCTAAAGAATTTATTGAAAAACTAGAAACACCTGAGGTAGATTTTATGATTGAATTATTTTCGGCTGTGTGTGATCATAATAATGCACTAGTCAATGATATGTGCTCAGGGGATGAATTCAATATATCAGATACAAGCTTCAACAGCCTTTTCGAATTTATTGGAATGAATTGCTCTATTGAAGAGCTTGATATATTATTGACTTACCCTCCAAATATTGAAAAATTGCCCATTGCCTTACAAGGTTCGATAATCACCGGAAATATGCCATTCGTTCGACAATACCAACTGGAATTTGGTCGTCGATCATTTAATATAACTAAAATTGTTCGCGATGTAATTTTGAATAAAAATTTGAGTGACCGTAGTTTGAAAGCAATTCATTATTTGGGTTTTACACGTTGGTTTGATTCTGTAATTTGGGCATGTTCCATAAATAATACCAAATTGGCTGCTAAAATAGTTGAAACATATAATTGCGAAACGCCAACTAATTATACGATTCCTTTTATAGTTGACTATAATAGTATTATCGATAATATTATATCTAGTCCTTTTAAGTGTATTTTAACTCATCCAGTCGCAACTGTTTTAGTAAGGGGCGATCCTTCAATTTTGAAATATCTACTTAAGAAAATAAATTCTAAAAATATAAAAAAATTGCAATTTATCGGATCAATTATCAAAACATTTCATGCTGATATCAAAGAATTTAGTATAGAAGATATAAATGAATTACTGGCCAATAGTTGCAAATCAGTCATATTGATATATAATTCTTACGATATTCATAGAATTACATTTGGTGACGAAGAATATGATGTACGGGAGGGTGACTTAAAAAAATCTAGTAATAATATTTGGAAAGAATAAATAAAAAGATAGATATTTTTTTTATAATTAGTTTTCATCGTTTTTATCATTGCTATCATCGTTGCCATCGCTATCATCGCTTTCATCGCTTTCATCGCTTTCATCGATATCATCGCTTACCTTAATCCAATCCGATGTATAATCCAATTTATAATTTTTCCAGAACATTTTTTTATAAGCTATTACGTTAATTCTAGTCGGGTCGTATACAACCCATTCCGATCTTTTAGTAATAGTCCCACCCATCACCGTAGCCGAATCATACCCTTCTTCTGCCCAACACCCACAATAATCAACATACCCATTCTTAGCTCCTATTGTTTGTTTTTCATTTGTTGCAAGTTTACAATCTCCAAGCCTAACTTCACACTTAAGTAATATGCTCATTAATCTCTCATTGTCATTTGATTTTTTTCTTTCCGATTCTAACACCCTAGATGTGTTGTCTCTTGCTTTAGGATATTCTGCGAAATATGCACCGGGTCCCATCATTGGGCAATTGCAGTGGTGGTAACTTTTTCGTCCATTATATTCTTGCAAACCTGATCCTTCTAGACAATTTACATCAATTTTGAACCCGTCTTTTAAAATCCCTTTTCGCCCAGCTTCTGTAGTTCCGTGATACAATATAATCGGTTTAGTTATCCCCATTACTGTTCTATATCGCCTAAACATATCTGATATAATATCCCACATTCTTATTCCTTTAAAAACAGGATTAAATCCAGTTTTTTCCATTGTGAAATTGGTCATTGATAAAGTATCATGTTTAATATTTAATATTTCGTCCAATTCATGTTCTGAAATCCACACATGACCTGAAGGAAATTTATTATAAGCAATTTCTTTCGTATCTGCATTAGGTGCCCCATCCCAATCTTCAGACACGACATTATTTTCAACAAGATAGTCGGTGTCAATTATATAATAAACGTGATTTGGTATTTTTTTCGTACCGTAGTAAGGTAACGACTGTACACAAGCATTCTTAAAATCATTTAATGTAAGATTGGGTATACATTCTTCTTTACATTCTCTAAATGCCGACATTTCTGGTGTTTTATCATTTTTCGATGCGAGTCCCGACACAACTCCCCACTGATCGGCTCCTTTATCTTTCCTCCCGTTCCAAATATTAGGAGAACGGTGCTGTAAAAGAAAATGGAATTGTCCATTTCTAAACTTTCTGAATACGACTATTGTAAAATTTCTATTATTAAATTTTTTACTATCATTATTCCATTTACCCTTGAAGAAATCCCTAGCTCTTTGTATTTCTCTTTCACCCCTCTGTTTTGGTTTTTTCATACACATTTTTATTCTATCGCGCCCTCCGATATACCCATTTAAGTATTTTCTTTTAAATTTGAGTATTTTGTATACGCACATTAGGATGAGTACAAGTATAGAACCGAATATTATTAGAAACATATTTCAATACGAATGATGCGATTAATATACGAATGATGCGATTAATATACGAATGATGCGATTAATATAAGAAAATTTTTTAATCCTATTATAATTTCAAAATGTTATACTTTCATAGTATAAAAAAATGGTGATACTGTTACTATTTTTTACGATTTTGGATGACCAATCTGCATCACAAATATAACATTTTGAAAATTATTCTATTGTATATCTCACTTTGTGTAATTTTGTGCGTATTTGTGGGCAGCAAATCTATCTGTATCAACAAATTTAATACCGTCTGGCATTTTATCGCAAATTAGTTTCCACTCTGCATCATTTTTTCTCAATGTAGTTTCCCCTTGTAGATATATATAGTATAATATCCTTCTGCTTTCAATATCCGTTTTTGGTATAGTATCTTCGAATATTTTATAAATGTAGAACGGGTAGTAATTTCTATTCGTCCTATCTGCCCCCCTAACCTGTTCCCTTATTTCAATAGCCATCGAAAATATCTTTTCTACCTTTCTACAATATTCAATGGGCGGATGAGGCGGTCCTACCCCAGTCAATTTTTTCAGAATTAATGGTATATTTTTGTTTAGGTCTGTCCTTCCAATCGATTTTAGCATCTTTCTCATATCATACACGTTTATGAGCATGAGTATTTTTTTCTCCCGATGTATTATGTTGCTTAACTTTTTAATAAGTTTTTGACCAAATATGTCAGAAGGGTCATTTTTATTTCCAATTTCCTCTTCGGGCTCCTGCGCTAAGATATGCATCATCCAGAACTTAAAATGCCTATTTGGGTTGAATGTCCCGGACTTTGTTTTTTGTCCTTCTTGATTATAAAATTGCGTATCATCAAATACAGTTCCTAATAATTCCTGTATCACCCCACATAATGGACAGAAAAGTTCTGATCTATCTGAATTTACACTCATTTCATAATTACAATCTGAGCAATTCATATAATCCTGTACAGTAATTGAAGATGTTCCATTATCCGATTGAAAGTAATCCTCTATTAGGGCAAGTATCGATTCTAGATTCTGGTCCCTTCTTTTAATGTTGTTGATTGGTATATTCTTAACTGATTGTACAATATTATTTACCTTCCCTACATAATTTTCTGTCATAATAATTTGTTGACATTGTTTTTTTGAGTTAATTCTAGATAGCTCCCCTTGCGATTCCTGAATTATTAGCGCTCCGGTATCTAAGTTATAATCCAGTTCTGTATTTGTTAGATCAATAATTGCTGACTCAATAATACGCATACTATCTTTTGTTTTTTTAAATTTCCCATCTTTCAACCTTTCTAGTATAGTTCTAGCTCTATCTATCTTATTTTGCAAATACCTGCAAGATTTTGTCTCTGCCATGATTTTATTTAAATTTTAATTATTGAGTAAAGTTTTCAATCTGATATTGAAGTACGATATACACATCTTCGATAGATTATTTCAATTGAAGGTTTAACTCAAATGTCATATACAAAACTACATCCCTACTTAAAATATAAAATAATGTCAGAATCTAAAATGAACTTTGATGAATTACTAGAAGATATTCTAGAAAATCCAGAAAAAGTAATGACTTCTGATCTATCTGAGGAAGAACTACTTGCTCTCTATAAGAAAATGAATCCACTTGCACATAATATTGACGACGGCTTGGGTGACGATCGCCCTAAAAAAGCAGTAGCTGCATCTTATACCAATTTGCGTGAGCAGTATTTGCGTAGATTTACGATGACAAGCATCATCGGCTTTCTCTATCGCATGTTTAAAGAATGGGAAGTCCCTGCTGAAGATCTTCGTTGGGAGAAAGAAGTATCCAATGTTAGCGAAACTTTACCATCACTAGATGAATTGGAAGCATTTGCTGCGTCATTTTCCGAGACTGTAGCCCGTGCTCGAGAATACGATACTAATTTTAATAATTTGGAAACTGAAGCAGTTACTGCTGAGTTTGCCGAAGATGAGAATCGTAGTGAGAAACGTTTTCAAGCGAATGAAGCTAGAAAATCTAAGGTTGCTAGTCTTTACGAATGTGTTCGACAAACTCATAAACTTGGCCAGTTCGCCGGTCATCATATGAAAGTGATGACAAATGAGGTATCTAAATATTCGGAGCTCTTAGATATTGTAAAACAGGATCGAGTTGTACAGAATGAATTATTTAATGAAGTACCTAAAGAAGTTGCTAAAAGTTTTG